ATTGAATTCATACGCATGTTACATTTTGAGACAGAAACCCATAAGTATCTGATATTACTAAGTATTATTAAATAAATCAAGATAAATTTGGCCCGCATACTACCATAGTGGCACAAAAATTGATTTGGGGAGTATCAAAAAGTTCGACAGAGTGACTAGATCTTAGTCTAGTTTTTCATAAGTTTCTGTAAGAATTGATAAAGTTTAATAATATACCTGTATGGAAAAGGGCTGGGCGATCTTAGCTATTTCAGACTTGCAGATACCCTTTGAACACCAAGACGCGCTTGAATTCTGCAAAGCGGTAGTTAGATCCTATGTGCCTAAGGGATATGATGTTTACGTAGTGAATATGGGAGATGAGGTGGACCAATCCACCCTTTCCCTAAAACATATTCCAAGCCCGGATGGATATAGCGGTGGGCATGAGTTAGAGGAAGCTAAACACAGACTTAAGGACTGGTTTAGAGAGTTCCCCAGGACCCACGTATGTCAATCTAACCATACTTGGAGAGTATTTAAAAAGGCCGCTTCCTCGGGCATTCCTTCAGAATTTATGAAAGAGATTGCTCAAGTATATGAAGCCCCTCCCGGATGGAAGTGGGCCGAGAGATGGATATTTAATGGAATCCTATTTGAGCATGGGGAAAATGTATCTGGCCCCCTAGCTGCTATTCGGGCTGCAATAGACAATAGAATTAATACCGTTATCGGGCACCAACACAGTAACGGGGGAGTTATCTATAGGGGGAGTGTTAATGGCCCATTGTGGGGGCTTAATACTGGCTGCTTAATAGATGTAGACGCCTATGCCTTTAATTACGGAAGATCCTTTAGAAATAAGCCAACACTTGGGTGCGGAGTAATAGTCAATGGAATACCTCATTTTGTGCCAATGGTCTTAAACAATAAAAAAAGATGGATTGGGAGAATTGTATGAGTAGACTTAGTCCTAGGGGTAACCATAAGAAGAGGTCCAGGTCAGCCAATCTAAAAAACGACACCGACCTCTCAGGCTACCCCTCTTTATTAAAGCCCCATTGGATAGTATTCGGACAAAAGATAAAGGTAGTCATATCCCCTACTGAAGTAATCGAAGAAGGTACAGGTAGAATCCTTGCCGGAAATTATTCCTATTTGGATAAGAGGATTACATTAAATGGGACCCTACCACCGGAAGAAATGGTTAGAACACTATACCACGAACTATCCCACGCACTACTCAATCGTGTAGGTTTGGTCCAGACAGATATGACTAAAGACCAACATGAATTAATATGTGAAAATTTTAGTAATTGGATATTTGAGACCTTTGGCTGAAAGCGTCTCCCGGAGGTCTCCCTCCGGGTTGGCCAGCAAATAATCGTTTCCTTGTTGGATACGTTGCCAAAGCAAATAGCAAATTGGTCCATTTAAGTATACTCATTTATGTCGTAACGCTGCGACAGATGAAAAACCCTGTAAAAAACAATTTTACGGCATTTATTCCAATATTATGTTACAAACACCCCAAAAATAACGCCCCGTTACGACGCATGCTTAAAAAGTAGGCACAAAAAAAAAGTCACTTCCGACGCACTGTCTCAGTGCCTAAAAAAGAGGCAAACCTCGAAAAAACCGCTGTTTTTGAGCTAAAAACACGAAAAAATGGAGATTTTGAGACAAAATGCCCCTTTTGGGGTTTTAAAAACACCAAAAATGGAAAGTGCTAAAAAGTGAGTTAAGTGTTGGATATTATTAGGATGACTCGGTGTTACGGCAGAATTCAACTTGTATACTATTTTTTATACTCTTCTCCCCTTTATTAAAACCTCAGTTTTAACTATGGGGCCGATTTTCACTCGTAACAGAGCGTCATTCGGTATCTCTTTTGATTGGATAAGAGATTTATTCAATTGGTGGTCAGGGTAGCATTGGTGGGTAATATTTGACAACAAGTAATCTTGGCCGTAACTAGCCCTCAGCAAATGGCCGTAACATGTTGGAGGTTCTGTGAAAGATATTAAGGATGTATTGCCCCAGTTTGGCTATGAGGGCTTTGACGGTAAATCCTTTTTCTTTGCTGGGGTGGCCAATCCCATTCGTGTGGCCAAGGATGCCCTAGGCCGAGTCCTAAATAAAATTGATAAAAATCTTGTCCCCTCCTATGGCCTAAGCAATGAGGACTCCGATATTCTACTCGGGGCTAAATACAAGAATGCCCAGGCTCAAACACAATTACTTGAAATTATGAAATCCCTAGAGACCAATGGGGTGGGGGCCTTAACTAAGTATAAAGACTCGAGCGTGAGGCTATTTGTCGATGCCAGTGGAAAAGCTAAGGGCAAGTGCTTGGTTGTAGATATGGGCAGTCGTAAGGTCCTAGACGTTGAGCCTGGGGCCTATACCCTTGCCGCAGGGCTGGGTGCAGACTTCCATCGAACGATAAAGGATGTTGGGTTTGTAGTATTTGACCCTACTTCCCCGGATTTCTTAACTGAGGATATGTTAGGGGATGCCCCAGTAACTCGGATTAATTCCTATAGTCCTCCTGAGTGGCTAGAGTGGAATTCTGTGGCCGTAATGCCAGACTTTCTAAATACCTTGCTTACACACCTCTTCCCTAACGAAGAGGAAAGAGAAGATGTCCTAGATTGGTTTCACTATGCCCTAACCGGAAGATGTCAGACAGTTCTAGTCCTGGCCGGGAATAAGGGGACGGGGAAGAATTTACTCCTATCAATATTCTCTCAAGTAATTGGTCAGGACTATTCTACTATGGCAGGACAAAATCAATTAGATGGAAACTTTAACTCTGCTTTTGACCAGAAGAGATTAGTTGTTTTTGACGAGGTTCAAATATCCACCACTAAAGCCACCAATAACATGAAGCAATTTTGCAATGACCGGATATCTTTAGAGAAAAAGGGAATCGATGCCTACACAATAGATAACTTTAGCTCAATTGTAATCCTAACCAACAATTTCGCAAATCTAGCAATTGAGAATACTGACCGAAGATACTCTGTGCCCGAAGTGGCAGAGATTAGGTTAAATAGAGTTGTTTCAGAGGATGAGATAGGAAAGATAGCCGAGGCGATAAAAAATAAGACAGACTTTGGGAAGAGCTTAATTGCTAACTTCGGCAAATTCCTTGTAGAGAGAAATCCAAAGAGAAAAGTCTTCTACGCCATAAAGGGAGATTACTTCTTCTACATTACAGAGATGGCTCAAAAGGCGTGGGTGGCATTCCTACTAGACTATGTCGCCGACCATGGAGTGGCTGAAAAACCTATCTTTATGGTTGATGTGAGGACTGCATATAACTCGGCTAAGGGTAAGGATATCGCTCAACACTTTCCAATCGCCAAAAGGACGTTAGAAAAAGAGTTTAAGGATTTTAAAATCAGGGGAGAGATCCCACTCGGCACAATTGCCGAATATCAAGTGGGTGGGAAGCAGAATAAAGTTAAGGTTGCTCTTATCCCAACTCAAGAGGCCATCGATGCGCTCCTACTAGATCGGGAGAGGAAGAAAAAGATAGGGACTTTTAGGGAGAGAGTGCAAGTCGAAGAAGAAGAGGTAGACTATGGCATTGTCGATTATTCCAAAGAAGATGAAATTAAACCTGCTACTCCTCCAAAAGATGAGGTAGCTGAAAAAGAAGAAGAGGAGATAGATTTATGAGTGACGAGTTCGAAACACAAAGATTGAAAGACGAGAATGTTTTTATTAAGGATACTATTGCCTCGATCTACGATACCAATTCGATATTGGCTCGACAGGTTGAGGCGTATGAGAGCAGAGAGGCCTTTAGAGCGAAACGTCTAAATGACATAGACGAAAATTTGGCCGAGGCAGTAGTTCTTTTGAAATGGTCATTTAGATTAATTGAAAACACTAAAACTGGGCGAGAGTACCATGAGCAAGCCAAAGAGCTTTTAACCCAGTTGGGGATACGGGGATATGAGCAGGACTAAGAAACTATATAAAGCCCCAAAGACTCACCCTGTATTTGTCGAAACGTGGAAAACACTTCTGCCAGAGATTACTACTAGGGATAACTTTAAGCCTGGGTTTCTTAGGCAGCTATCCATGCTATGTGACCTCTACGTTGAGTATGATATTCTGACTGAGACTGTGCAGAATGAGGGTTATACCTATACATCCGATGGAAGGAATGGGGAGCAGATCCACCACCACCCCGCTCTAAGCCAACTTAATAAGACTCGGATGGAGATTAGAACTCTATCTAAGCATCTGGGGCTTGTACTTTACAGAGATGTTGCTTTAGGCAATAGTAAAGAGGAAGAAGAGGAGTGGGAGTAATATATTGAAGCTGTCTAAGGACAATCCTTTTAACAAAGAACTTTATCCAAATGTATATCGTGGCCACAGGTATGCCTTAGATATCCTCTCAGGGAAAATCCCTAGCAGTAAATTTATTAGGGGTGCTTGTGCTAGGTATCTGAAAGATCTTAAGGACCCACGCTTTACTTTTAATGCGAAAAAGGCGGAGAGATTTTTAAGGCTTGCCCAGAAATTTAATCACATCAAGGGAGAGTGGAAGACTCCTAACGTATACTATGAAGATTGGCAAAATTGGGTCTTTATGAATATCATCGGTTTCATTGATATGCGTACTGGCCACAGGAGGTTTCGACTAGCCCATCTAGAGGTTCCTAGAGGCTCTGGCAAAAGTCTACTTGCGTCAACAATGGCATTATACTTCCTTGCTTTAGATAATCCTAAGGGAAATGAGATCTCTACTTTTGCCACTCAGCAAGACCAAGCAAGAATTGTCTTAGACTCTGCCAGAGCTATGGCCCAGGGGAATAAATCCTTTCTAAAAAATACTGGGGTCCAAGTCATGGCCCATACTTTGGTCCATAAAAACTCTAACTCTGTCATGAGGGCCAGAAGCTCTAGCCATGGCTCACTCGATGGATTGAATGATGTCCTTTCTATCATTGATGAGCTTCATGCCATTACTCGGGAATTATTCGATGTCATCATTTCAGGTATGAAGAAGAGAAGAGACTCTCTCCTTTTATGTATTACGACTGCCGGATTTAATACCGATGGAGTTGGCCACGACCAATCCCAGTACGCCAAGAAAGTGGCCACGGGAGAGACTCCAGATGAGACATTTTTTAGCGCGGTTTATACTATAGATGAGGGTGACGATATCTTTTCTGAGATTACTTGGAGAAAAGCTAATCCCAACTATGGTATTTCAGTTGACCCACTAGCTTTTGAGCAAGCGGCTTTAAAGGCTAAAGTAGTCCCTGCCGATTTACCTAACTTTAAAGTTAAGCATTTAAACCTTTGGATCTCAGAGGCCCATGCCTATTTTGATAAGTACAAGTGGGACGCCTTAGGAGATCCAAGACTTACACTTGATTCCTATGTAGGAAAAAAGTGTAAGGTGGGAATTGATCTAGCCTCTAAAGTGGATTTAACTTCTATGGTTTTTATCTTCCGAGAAGACGATGGCACCTATACAGTTTTCGATAAATCCTACATCCCAGAGGCCACAGTTAAAGAAAGTAATAACTCGCTGTATCTAAATGCTATAGCTGGGGGTCATCTTATTCAGACTGCCGGGGAAGCAATTCACTATCCTTATATATACGAGCAATTAAAAGAGGCCTCGAAAAAATTTAGAATTTTAGATGCGCTTTATGACCCTTGGGCCGCAACTGAGTTCGCCCAAAAAATGGTAGCCGACAGAATTAATGCCGTGGAATTTGGAATGCGAACTGCTAATCTATCAGAGCCGACTAAAGCACTGGATGCTTTAATCAGGCAGGGAAAAATTAGACACAATGGGAGTCCTCTTCTTTCATGGTGTATATCTAACGTCGTCTGCCGTGAAGATGCAGGTGGCAATGTCTATCCGCGAAAGTCCCATGTAGATTTAAAGATCGACCCCGCCATTGCTTTAATCATGGCTCTAGCATCTTGGATTCAGTCCGAGGTGAAGACCTCAGTTTATGAAACCCGAGGAGTTTTAAGCTTCTAGGTATGTAAAATTTCTTTACACCCCCTGTAATATATCTATAGAGTTACTATAGATACAGGAGGCCTAATGCCATCTATTTTGGATTTCAAACGACCTGCACAGCCCTTCTCCATAAAAAACAAATCAGCCACTCGCGCTGAGATTTTGCTTTATGGAGCAATTGGGGAGTCCTATTGGGAAGACTCCATTTCTGCTAAGACTTTTTCTGAGGAGCTAAAGAAATTAGACGCTTCTGTTAATGAAATAACAGTCCGAATCAACTCTCCAGGTGGGGATGTGTTTGACGGAATTGCAATCTACAATCGGCTTAAGCAGCATTCTGCCAAGATCATTGTTAGAATTGACGGACTTGCCGCATCGATTGCTTCTATCATTGCCCTAGCAGGAGATGAGGTCATCATGGGCGAGGGTGCCCTATATATGGTTCATCTTCCTTGGACCATGGCGTATGGCAATAGAAATGAGTTAGACAACACTATCAATAGACTCTTAGATGTTGAGGAGCAGCTTATTTCGATTTATGCAAAGAAGTGCAAAAAGAGCCGCTCTGAAATTAAGGGAATGTTAGAAAAAGAAACTTGGATGGATTCAGCCCAGGCCATGGATAACGGCTTTGTTGATTCTACCTCAGAAGAGACTATGCCCATTGCTGCATCGATCTTGGATAAAGCTTCTTGGATTAACAAGATGCCAAAGAATATTAAAACATCCGATCAAGCGGCAAAGAATGAAATTAAACAAGTGAGACAAAAGATTGAGGATTATTTAGCTCGCAAATAATAGCGCAGCGACCTCTTTTATTAACAACAAGGAGAACAACAATGAATTTAGAGCAGATGCGAGCAAGATTGGCCGCCATTTTGGCCAAGCTCCAAGATTTCGATAAAGAGGAGACTCTTACTGACGGTGAACTGTCAGAAGTAAATGAACTTAGCGGAGAATTTGAGACTTTAAAAAATCAAATCGAAGCTAAAGAAAAGATCCAAGCAATGGCTACTCCTACCTCTAGCCGCAAAGTGGCTTCTAGCCCCGTTGCTGCCGTAGAAGTTGGACAAGACCGACGCGCTATGGACCCTAAAGCTGGTTTCAAAACTGCCGGAGAATTCTATCGCGCAGTAGCTCAAGCCTCTTCTGGACGCCAAGCTGACCAACGCTTAACTATCCAAGCTGGTATGAGCGAAAAAGGCGGCATGGAAGAAGGCGCATTTTTAATTCCCGAAGATTTCCGCATGGAGATTCAAAAGAAAGTAAACAGCGATGAGTCTTTACTTCCTAAAACTCGTCAATTTAAAACTTCTTCTAACAGCCTTGTATTGCCAACTTATGAATTAGCTCCATGGGATTCTACTGGCATCCAAGCTTATTGGGAAGGTGAAGCTGCTACTCATCAAGAGTCTAAATTGGCTTTTGGCGAGACTGCAATGAGACTTCATAAATTGACTGCTCTTGTAAAGGCAACTGATGAATTACTTGAGGATGCCCCTGCATTAGAGTCTTTCATTAAGTCTGAAGCTCCTGTAGCGATTATGAACAAGATCAACAATGCTATTATCTCTGGATCTGGAGTGGGAATGCCTCACGGTTTCCTAAATTCAGCTTTCAAATATAAAGTAGCTAAAGAGTCTGGCCAATCTGCCGACACAGTTTTATTTGCTAACATCAACAAGATGTTGGGCCGAATCCTTCCTCAGTCTTTTGCAAAAGCAGTATGGATTGTTAACCCAGCCGTACTTCCTTTGTTGAGAGAGATGAAGTTTGACCCAAGTGCAACTGTGCCAGTTCCAGTTTACTTGCCACCAAACGGCGTTTCTGAAGCCCCTTATGGAACTCTCTATGGAAGGCCAATTATGCCCATGCTTGGCGCCGTAAAAGCGTTAGGTGATGAAGGAGATATTAGCTTAGTTGATCTTAGCTACTTCTACACAGTTCAAAAAACTGCGGGAATCAGGCAAGAGATGTCAACTCACGTATACTGGTTGTCAGATCAAACAGCATTTAAGTTCATTACAAGACTTGCCGGACAGTGTCCGTTCAAAGCTCCTGTATCGACTGAAAATGGAGCTTTTTCTATGTCCGGTTTTATCACACTTGAGGACAGGTAGTTAATACTTGGCCCATAACCTGGAGCTGGGAATTACCCCAGCTCCCTTAAAATTAGGAGATTTTAAAAATGAATAAATTGATGATGGAAGAATACGCAATTAAACTAGCTTGTGAGCCAGTGGATATGAACACTGCGGCTATCACAGGGGCTAGGATTGGAATGGCACAAGGTGAGAAAGTTGCAATTGTGATCTCTATGGGAGACTCAACTGCGGCAGTAGCAGACTTCACACTTAAGCAACACACACTTGCTTCCGGTGGAACTACTAAAGATCTTTCTATTGCTAACAAGTATTTTAAAAAAGTTGGAGCAGCGACTAAGTTCACTAAAGTTGAGCCCACTGTAGCGGCTGCTAACTATGTTCTATCAACTGATTTCGCGGCAGATCCCGGAGTAGTTGTATTTGAAGTCTATGCAGAAGATTTAGATGTTAACGGAGGATTTAATTTCCTTTCTATCAATGTTGCAGATTCAACTGCCGCAAAGATCATTAACATCGAGTATGTGCTTCGTGGCGTTAAGTATGCTCCCGCATACTTGCTCGACGTTTAGTTCTGTCTTTATAGGTTAAAGTAATGGGGCTAGCAATAGCCCCATTTTATCGAAGAGGTATTATGAAACTTCTATTTATTAAAGATGCTGTATACAACGGACAAACTATTTTTACCCCAGGGGTCCATGAGATTGAGTCTGAGGATTTCGCTATGAGGTGGGTCCGAAGAGGTATTGCCACTATAGTTGAGGTTGAAGTGGCAGAGGATAATCCTATAGTTACTATAGATATTGAGGGAAAAATTGAGGTTGAATCTGTGCCCGAAGTGGCAGAGGATAAGCCTATAGTTGTGGCCCCTAAGAAAAAGCGGTTTGGCAAAAAAGATAACTAAATAAAAAATTGGAGCATTAATGGGTTTCTTGCAGGTAATGAACAAAATCCTAAGGAGGCCGCAGGTAGACCCAGTTTCTCGCGGCTGGGCTTATACTGCCGGAGTTTCTGTAAATGAAGAGACTGCCATGAAGGTCTCTGCCCTTAATCGGGGTATAATTTATGTCTCTTCTCAGATAGCAAAGCTCCCTTGGAATTTAAAAAATAAAGATAATGAGACTCTAGAGGGAAGCCTAGCCACTCTTCTAGATCTTGCCCCGAATGGGGAAATGAACTCAATGATGTTTAGGCTTTGGATAATTCAATCGGCCATCCTTTCTGGAAATGGCTACGCTGAGATTGAAAGAGACATTACTGGCAAGCCTGTGGCTATCTGGCCGATTAAGTCTGAAAACATAGATGGATGGAGAGATGCCAAAGGAAAGCTTTACTACCGAGTTATGGGTGGGTCGATTGAAGTCCCTGGGTCTGATATCTACTTAGACCCTCAGGATGTTTTTCATATTAGAAATTTCCATACTAAGGACGGACTTTTTGGCCAGGGATTAGTTGCCTATGCTTCCGATGTGTTAGGTATTTCCCTGGGTGCTGACAGAATGGCCGGGAATTTATTTGGAAATGGTGGAATTCCTTCGGGAGTTATCACGGTCCAAGGGACTCTGTCTGACGAGGCAGTTGGCAGGATTAAAGACAGTTGGCTTAAGTCAAACGGCGGGAGAAAGTCTTCCGGGGTATCAGTATTAGAAGAAGGGGCCAAGTTTGAGCCAGTTAATATCTCTCCTGATACCCTACAATTCCTCGAGTCAAGAAAGTTTGGAGTGGTAGAGATTGCAAGATTCCTTGGGGTCCCTCCGACTAAGTTGTTTGATACCACTGCCGCTACGTTTTCAAATATTGAAAACTCTAACTTAGAAGTGGCCACTGACACTCTCCATGCCTGGGCTAAGATGCTAGAGATCGAGGCTGACATTAAACTACTTAACTATAGATATGGTGGGAGAAGGACTGAGTTAGATCTCTATGATATTTTCAAAGGGGATATGACAACTAGGTCTAATTACTTTTCTAAAATGATGCAGACAGCGGCTATTACTCCAAATGAGATTAGAGTTAAAGAGGGCTATGCCCCCTATAAAGAGGGAGATAGATTCTTCGTGGCGGTTAATAACTTTTCCCCTGCCGATAGAATTGATGAGATTATTGACTCCCAAGTATCAAAAGGTCAGGAGGCAAGTGTCCCTGAGCCTGTTACCCCTGCAACGGATTCCAATCTCACTAATGCCGCTATTGAATTCTTAAAGAAGAGATAGGACAGGGATGAAGCCCGAAGTTGTACTGGCTTTAGCCAAAAAGATTGTTGAGGATCGACTTTCAGACTTCGTGCGAGTGGACGATATCTCTTCATTGCGTGGCCCCAGAGGAAAGCAAGGTATTGCCGGACCTCAAGGAGAGCAAGGCATTGCGGGTAAAGACTTTTCCTTTTCTGAAATCCAAGATCAAGTTAAAGAATGGGTAATAGAAAACAAATTAAAATTCTCTGACTTGTCCGATGAGGATAAAGCCTCCTTGCTAGGGAGAGATGGCAGGGATGGAGCTTCTTTTAATTTAGATGAAGCTCTTCCAACAATTACTCAAATCTTAGTCGAGCAAGTCCTTATATTGAGAGATGATTTAAAGCTATCCTTCTCCGATTTGTCCGAGGATGAAGTTGAATCTCTTAGAGGTCCAAGAGGTCCAAGGGGTCAAAGAGGCCCAAGAGGAGAGACCGGAAGTCCCGGAACCGATGGGGCGTCGGGTAAGGACTTTGTTTTTGCAGAGCATGAAGATTACTTCAAAGGTTTAAAGTTAAAGTTTTCAGACCTCACTGCCGAGGAAAAGCTAGAGTTAAAAGGCAGTCGAGGTCCAAGAGGACAGCGAGGTCCGATTGGAATTCAAGGAGACCAAGGCCCAGTAGGAGAAAGAGGGCCTCGAGGAATTCAAGGGACTCCGGGACTTTCTGCCATTGGACAAAATGGAAAGGACGGGAAAGAGGGAAAAGATGGGACAAAATGGCTTTCAGGCTATGGTAGGCCATCTGATTCCCAAGGACGTGATCTTGATTTTTATTTCGATTTAGATGTTGCCGATATCTACCAAAAGGAAAATGGCCACTGGGAATATCAACTAAGTTTGAAAGGCCCCAAGGGAGATAGGGGCTCCGGCGGCGGCGGGGGATCGGTTATTATGTACCCCTATGCTGCAACTTCCCCCTCCACCACAACTGCCGCCAAGTTACAAGTTACCCGTAAAGCATCTGAGGAAATCCTAGAGGGAGATCCGGTTTATTCAGTCAGCAACACTCATGTGGGAGTGGCCACTCAGGACTCTACAGTAGAAGAGGCCACAGTTTTAGGGATTGCTGCAAATAGTGCTTCCATCGAGGGAGATGTAAACGTGGTTATTATGGGAGCATTACTAAATGCTGCCTTTAGTGTTTTTAATGTGAACTCTCCATTATTTCTAGATATTGGCGGGGATATTACAGATGTCAGGCCAACTACCGGGTTTTTATCTAACCTTGGCTTTGGTCTAGGCAGCTCTGAGATATTTTTAAAAGTAGAAAAGCCGATTGCACTGGGAGGGTAAGTGGCAAAGACAGTTAGAAAAGTAAATGCCGTGGCCAAAGAAGTTAAGGCCATCGAAGCGCCAAAGGAAGTAAATATAGTAACTAAGGTTAAGGATGTATTAGACGCATCTCATCTATTGCAGCTTGAGACTAAGACTCGGGATGTAGAGACCTATCGACTGCTTTGCTCTGTAGAGGAGCAATTCTTACGAAACCTATTATTAGAGCAGCAATTATTGGTTGTTAAAATAGAGAAACAACGTGCATTATTGAAGGAGAAATCCTTTCAATACGAAGGGTCCAAAAAGAAGCTGGCCACTTTCCAAAAAGAAATTTGGCCAGAGTACGGATTCAAAGAGAATGAGGGACTAGGTTACGATCCACTAACAGGTGAAATAAAACGCTAAGGAGAGCAAATGGCACAAGTAAAAGTGATTTATATTAACGCAGACGGATTCCAACAAGAACACAGCGAGACAAGTGACTCGATTAAAGTTAGTAGCTTACTAACTGCTAACAACGAGTTAACTGATACCGCTTTAGGTGCATTGATCGGCTCGGGAGATGGTTCGGCATACCATACCCACGATTCAATTTATTTTCGTGAGAGTGAGTTTATAAACGCAACTGCTGGAGTAGCAGATGCTGGTAAGCCGATTAAAACGGATGCTGCGGGAAAGATTGACGGATCATTTATTGATCTTGGATCGATTGATCACGGGAGCCTTGGTGGGTTAGCTGACGATGACCACACTCAGTATTCTTTAGCTTCTGGCACACGCGCATACACAGGTAAGGTAAGTTACTCGTCTCACCCTTCCTTCAGTGCTGACACTGAGATCGTTGATAAGAAATATGTAGACGATGTGGTGGCAGCTACCTTAACAGGTTTAGAGTGGCAGCCTAGCGTTCTAAGTGTTGAGCTAACTCCTCCTGGATCTCCTACAACTGGAGACAGATATTTAATCAATGGTGTTGGGACTGGCGCATGGGCAACTCACGACAATAAGATTGCTGAGTGGAATGGATCTGCTTGGGTTTTCACAACTCCCTTGACTGGTATGTTCGTTGGCGCTGACGATGAGCCCACGATTGTTTACTACTTTGGCGGGACTACTTGGGAAGCAAAATCTTGGGAGCAGACAACTGCTTCTACAGGTCTGGTAAAAGTTGGCTACGACATTCGATTGGATTCAAGCTCCGCAGGTGCGGGCCTTGGTTTCTCTTCTGGAGTTTTAGCAGTAAATGTAGATGCTTCTTCAATCGAGATTGCCACGGACACTCTACAGGTAAAGGCTGACGGGATCAAGGACACTCACCTGGATTGGGGTACGGGTGCCGGACAGATATCGGGAGTCGATATTCCTTTAGCCGATGGTGGGGCATACTTCCCAACTGATAACGTAGAGGCAGCTTTGCAATATCTTGCCGCTGAAATGGTTTCTCAGGGAGTTACCTATACAGTAGGTGGCACCGGAGTAAATAAGGGAGCCCTTGTTTATGTTTCTGGTAACAACGTGGTGTCTCCTTTATCTCCTCTGTCTTTAGCTGAAAGAGGAGTTGGATTAGCTCTTACAACTGAAGCAGCGGCAAGCACTGTTAAGGTACTAGCCAATGACACAGTTATAACTGGAGTATTGTCGGGAGCTACTGCGGGGGACACTTACTACTGGAACGGAACTACTCTTACCACTACAATTCCAAGTGGGGGCTCAAGTCACGTTTACAAGTGTGGCCAGGCCAAAAATTCGACCGACCTCCATGTCGAGATAGAGTTTATTAAGAGAAACGCGTAGGAGAAAATATGCCTTCAGTAAAGATAGCAATATTAGAAATTGACGGGGTGGAATTAGAGTATACCCAAGAAATGGATTTGCTGGAGGCATTGACCTACATCGGATACTCAGCAACGGCATTCGATGAAAATACCATCCTCGTCGGAAACGACGGGGATGTTTTAACCGATCACAATGGAAATGTATTGGTGAGGTAATATGGCTAAGCACACGATAACAGGGAGTGGCGCTCCAACAACAACGCCAACTGAACTTAATCAGCATTACTTGGACACGGTTAGTGGTAAGTTTTATTTCTCCAAAGGTACAGCTTCGAGTGCTGATTGGATTGATTCAACTCCAACGACTCCAGTAGTTTTAGGTCCAGAGCTTGAGGCTATTAAGGCAGCAGGTGGAAGTGCTGATGGTCGAGTGCCATATTATACCGGACCAGGCACCGCATCGGTTGCAGTTTTCACAACAGCTGGGCGAAACCTTGTTGCTGGAATAGATGTAACTGCTCAGAAAACAACTCTCGGTTTAGAAAATGTTCCGAACGTGGATGCAAGGGCAAGATCTACTCACACAGGTTCACAAACTGTTTCAACACTCAGCGACTTCACGACCGAAGTGGATGCAAGAATCACAGTACAAAAAGGTGCAGCGAATGGCCTATGCCCTCTTGATAGCACAAGCAAGATTGCTTCGACTTACTTACCTTCATACGTTGATGACGTTTTAGAATTCGCAAATCTCGCAGCATTTCCTGGCACTGGAGAGTCGGGGAAAATATATGTGGAGCTTGACTCTAATGTCCAATACCGATGGTCTGGATCTGCCTACCAACAATTATATGCCTCGCCTGGTTCAACTGACAATGTTCCCGAAGGTTCAACTAATTTATATTTCACAGACACGCGAGCGCAGACGGCTTTGGCAAGCGCCTTGGCTGGGAAGTCTGACACTTCACACACGCATTCAGATGCAACAACTTCTGTAAGTGGTTTCATGAGCGCAGCGGATAAAGAAAAATTAAACACAATATCTTACTGGACGGATATTGCGCTTACGCAAGATTACACGAGCACGAGTAATGCATCTTGGACAACAATTGACGATTGGACCTCTACTTTACAGGCTGGAGTTTCATACAATTTTAAAGCACGGGTTAGATATACATCAACTAATACTAATAACGGTATTTCTGGTCAAATGACTGGGACCGCAGGGGGTACTTTCAGTTTTTATGCTTCCGCACCAACTAGTACAACAGCCGCAACATTTAGAGCTTGGAAGACACTAAATGCAGCACAGACGTTCCCTTCTGCTGCTTTTTCTGCACCAGGTGTTAACATTTTAGAAATCATTGGTTTCTTTGATTGCACATCAACGGGTTCACTAATCCTACAGTTTAGAAATGAAACGAACGGTCAAACTATAGTAGTAAAAGAAAAATCAATTATGGAAGTAATGGCGGTATAATGTACTACATAAAGTCTATTTACAATCCTGATAAACATCCTTTAATACCAGACGATTTCCCATGGCAGATTTCACGCAATCCGATTGAGAATGGAATTGAGATTGAAGAGGCTGACTACAGAATTTTGGAAGCAAGTTTTGATCTATCTGCATACGAAGCTGCAACGAACCCGTCGCAGGCTGAGATTGAGGCTGGGTTAGAAATTAAATCAACTGCATACTCTGGACCTGGGACAATCGTAGCCGATAGGATTGAAAAGAAAGTGTGGGCGAGAAACACTTACCTTAAATCTAAGGGCATTGAGTTAACTGCTCCTGAGATGAATTCCCTTTTGCAAATTTCTATCGGTATCGACAAGGCCCTTCGCACCGGAAGCTTGAAGACTGCGCGCGACGGTCTAGTGCAGCTTAAAGTCGTGCTACCAAAGTATGCCGACATTGGAGACTGGGCGATTGCTACGCTTGGAGGGTTCATTGATTAAAAAGATATATGATGTATTCCTTAAGCTCCTTGGAAAAGCTAATTGGTCTGGGATATACCGGATTGTAACAGGTAGAAATTATGGACTTACCTGGGAGCAACATCTAGCTATTACTAAAATACTATCGACTAAAAACTGCATTATAGTAACTTGGCGAGCCACTAACCTTTCTAGTTACTTTGTAGCTTTTGCCCATTTCTTCTTAACTCTTAGGTGGGAGAGAGCTTCCCATGTGCTAATGAATATCGAGCAAATAGAAACTTTTGATCAAGATCAATTTAGCTTTATTGAGGCAATTGGAAAAGGTGTTATCAAGTCTAAATTCTATGATGTGTTCAACTGTGAAAGAGCGGTATTGCTAGAGCCAAGATACGCGGTAGATTGGGATAATGTTGTAGATAGGGCCATCACTAATTTAAACAAAGAATACGATAGATATTTTAATTTAGCCGATGGATCTAAAATGAGTTGTGTAGAGATTGTCTTAGACGCCCTTAAGTCAGAGCCAGATTATGATGATAAACTTCATGGAATTGTTGCCATGATTAAAAATAGTGGCAATCTTACTCCGGCTATGTTTTTGGAGAGTGGCTCTTTCAAAGTTCTATTGGATGTGGATTCCACATGGAGGTAATTTAGATGTTAGTCACACTTGCAGAAATGAAAACTTACTTAGGTATTTCAACTACCGATTACGATACTTTTTTAAATGACCAAATCACTCTTATTTCAGATACGATTGAAGTCTACTGTGGACGACGACTAGAGTCCTCGACAGTGGTTCAAACTTTCTATGGTGAAGACTATGAATACCCTGAGAGAAGGAGACTTCCTTTATTTCAGTGGCCTGTTACTTCTGTCACAACAATTAAAGTAAATGATGTAGATGTCACTTCAACCATTTCATATAGGGTGGATAAGCCCTCGGGAAGATTGATTGCAGTTACTTGTACCCTGTTTGATTCAAATGATAAGTTAGAAGTAATCTATGTGGCAGGATACACTTCAATCCCAACTCCTATAAAGGATGCTGTCTACTCCCTAGTTGCTGAGAGATATAACAAAAAGGTAAGTGGAGTAGCTCTTAACTTTGGCAGCGATGTGCAGAGGATTTCTATCCCTGGAACTATCTCAATTGATTTTGATTACAGTCTTAAGACCAATGAAAGAACTAATGCCTTTGGGACTATCTTAGGAAATCAGGCAAATATACTGGATAGGTATAGAGGAGAGAGTACTGTCATTGGAGGTGGGTCGGTGACCTATGTCGCTTAAGACTGCCTTTGGGTCAATATTATCAATTCAAGCTAGGTCTATGACTATCTCTAGACCTGGGACGCTTTTAACGCTTTCGATTAAATCTGCCCCATCGAACTACTTTAGGAATCTAGAAGGGCCTTCGGACATGGTTGTAGAGGGGAGAGAGTTCGTAGTCGCAAAGAGTCAATTTACCACATCCTACCCTAACCCCAAGCGGGGGGACAGACTGACCGACCCAGATCTTGGCACTATGACTATTTCTGAAGTGAGAGAGATGTTCGATTTAGGCGGCGGTATTCTTGGATACAGAATGAGGATTGCATAGGTGAGAGCTACTTTTGAAATAAGCGTAGTTGAGAAAGGTAAAAAGTCTCCCAAGTGGAGGATTACTAATCCCAGTGCTGATAGGGTGCAGACCCTAGAAGAGCTTTTATCTGACATCAAGTTCGCCCTACAAGATATCTCAATCCAAGCCTTACAGGAGGAGCAAGCTAAGGGGTTTACTAAAAAGCCCGTGATTACAGTCGATGGCAAGGTAGGTAAAAATATTGCCGACGTTAATCCCATTGGAAAGATTGTCTTTTCAGACGCGCTTAAAGACCCAGTTTTTTTACTTAATATATTTAAAGAGATTGTCCTTCGGTCTCCAATTGGCAGCACTGGCACCTATAGAAATGCTAATGTCGTAACTCTTAATGGTGACTTCTTAGCTGACACTTACACAGGACTCCAGACTGCGCTTAAGGGAGTTGAGCTAAAGGAAAATGACACAATTCGCTACATCAATATTGCCCCATACGCTAGACGACTTGAGGCTCTCGGAGTTACTGCCAAGGGAGCAAATAAGGTAATGAGAAAGACTCGGGACAAGCAAAGAAGATCCGGCCCTATGGTGGCTAAAGAAAATGGAGTATATTTTATGGCGGCCCAGGCCATTAAGCGATTTGCTAAGACTTCATCCTTAGTAAAGTTTGAAATTATGCCAGGTCACACTTTGGGGATTAATAGTATTCCAGTAGTTGCCGGGGGTAGGCTTTTAAGAAAGACTTATAAGGGACACGAGCCAGGAGAAAAGAAGGGCAGAAATTTCCGAAAAGGGACCATTGGCTCTTACCTTTATCCGACTATAGTAATTAGGATTAGAGAGGGGACATTTACATCATGAGTTCTACCTACGTTAGAGACGCAATTAAATTGTACCTAGAAACTAATTCGACTGAGGATATCATAGACCTTTCTGGGGAGTTTGATGTTATCGAGGATTTCCTAACTGCCCAAGGAATTGGGGTGGATGACCCCTGGGTGGGAGTGGAATTCATTGGCTCCGATGAGATCCCAATTACAGTCGGAGCTAATAACATCACGGGCCGATACCGAGAGAATGGTGGCATCTCAATTTCTGTAGTTGCCGTGGCAGCACTGGGTGCCTCTTCTGCTATCCTAACTCGGTCCGAAGATCTAAGAAATTTATTGCGGGGCCAGAGAATTGGAGACATAGTTATAGACAGCGTTACTCCTGCCAATTTTGACACTGGAGCATTGCGCTTTGAAGGTGGATGGATGTCTGCCGGATTTTTTGTTAGTTACGAATATGAATATAATCTCTAAGGGGGGGTAGTTATCGCATCTTCAAATCTCGTCAGATTAACAGCAATCGAAGAGTCAACTTACGGGGAAACACCCGTAGCTGGCAATTTTTCAACTATCCGATTTACAAGTGAGGGACTCTCTGGAACTCCTGACACTGTAGAGAGCCAGCAACTTAGAACTGACCGGATGTCCTCTGGCCAGATCTTAGTAGGGCTTGCAGTCGAAGGGCCAATAGCTTTTGAACTTGCTAAGGAAACTGCTCTTGAGGATTTCATGGAGTCAGCAATGTATTCCACTTGGCAGACTCAAGCTCTTGTCACTGTGGATCTTACAGTTGATGCCACTGCAAAGACTCTAACTAGAGCCTCTGGAGATTGGTCTTCCACTCTTGCAGTCGGAGATTTTCTAACTCTTGCTGGGTTTGTTGCTACTGCTAACAACACTCAAGTAATGGTTACTGCGGTAACTTCTGCTACAGTCCTTAGCTTTGCAGGACCTTCAACTATCGCAAGTGAGACTGGCACTGGTACAACCTATAAGCGAGCAGATAAGCTTTCAATCGGCACAACTAAGAAATCATTCTCAATCGAAAAGAAGTTCACAGACCTAACCACTAAAGGGATCAACTATAAAGGCATGATTGCCTCAAGCATGGAGCTAAATGTTGCTTATGGTGAGATTGTCACTGGCTCTTTTGGTTTATCTGGTAATGGCTATCTACCCGCAGACAGCAATGCAGAGTTAATTACTAATTCTAGAACTATAGATGCCGCAGCTACCTCTCAGTCTATGAACGGATCTGTCGATATGCCTTTCCTTGCCTCTAGTGCAATTGGAACTTTGGCCGTATCCGACTTTGATATCCAGAGCATTAACATCTCCTTAGACAACAATGTAAATGCCCAGAATGCTATTGGCACCATTGCCCCTAAAGATTACTCAGCGGGTACAGCGGCTATCGCAATTAGCATGAGCGCATATTTGAAGAATTCAGTTTGGTCTCTTATGGATAAAAAACTAAGCCAAGACAGCTTTGCTCTTGGGTTTGGAGTAAAGAACTCTGGAGGATTTTATGGATTCTACCTCCCAGCTATACAGGTTAGCTTTGACGATCCCGCTTCCGGTGGAGCTAATCAGGATGTAATGCTTGATATGAGTGGAACGGCCCGAGTGGGGTCTGCCGGAGAAAGCGCATTAGTCATCTATAAAGTCTAAGATTTTTGTTGAAAGAAAGTCTGCCCTGGTCTTTGATCTAGGGCAGATAACACTAATCTTAGGAGTTTTTATGAAATCAAATCTAGATGCATTTTTTAAAACAGATCAATCCCTTGAGAGTGATGGCATTTGGTTTAGTGTGTCCGACACAACTCGATTCCTAGTTACTCGATTTGGGGGATATAATTCCCATCATGTTAAAGCTGCCATGGCTAAACACTTTAAGCCTTTCGCTAGACAGATCGAGGCCGGATCTTTTGACTCTGCCAAAGAAAAAGAAATCATGATTAAGGTTTTCGTAAATGCCTGTCTCAAGAATTGGGAAGGAGTTGAGATCGAGGGAGTTGATTGCGCATTCTCAAAAGAAAAGGCAGTTGAGCTATTAGTGGCCCTTCCCGATTTGGCTGAAGCTTTAATGTCCCATGCCCAAGACTCTAAGAACTATAAGGAAGACTTGGGAAACTTCTAGCCCGATATGTCAAATGGCAGCACAAGTGGGGCGATGCCATAATGACCGGGCAATACTTCCGACTCCTAGAAAAAGGAATGATATCTGTAGAGGATGAGGAGCCAGAGCTAGGTGGCTTATCATTTTACTTAGAATGTTTCAGGGAGCTATCTTCTTGCAGAACAAGTGGGATGGGGATTGCACCTATTCCCTTTACGGCTATAGCACAATACTTTAATATTTATGAGTTAGAGGAATTTGAAGAATTCCTTTATATTATTCGTAAAATGGATAATGCTTTCATGGAGTCCGAAGAGATTAGAATGAAAGCCAAGGAGAACAAGAATGCCTCCAGCAACACAGGTAAGAGACATAAGAATAAGAGTTGATGCGGGCCAATCCTCAGAGGCTCTTAAAAAGATCTCTAACAATATGGCTAGGATGACTAAAGCATCTCAGACTACCTCGACAGCCATTTCAAAAATGAGCTGGGTCATGCAAGCTTTCATTGGATACCTTGGAATTAAAGAGATCATGAATATGTCAGACTCCATGCAACAATTGGGAGATAGGCTTAGGCTTATTACGGGCAATAGCTTAGAGGCAGCCAATACCCTGGGATTGCTTGTAGACACTGCCAATAGGACTAAGACCTCTTTGGATTCAACTGGTAAGATTTATACTCGTATTGCTTTATCGGTTAAGGACATTGGACTTGCTCAGAGAGATGTTGTGGATCTTACCGAGGTTCTAAATAACTCTTTCCGGTTGTCTGGAGCTAGTGCAGAAGAGGCCGCAGGGTCTTCTATTCAGTTAGCCCAAGCTTTAGGTAAGGGGCGGCTTGATGGAGATGAATTAAAATCTATTTTAGAGCAAAACGTAGTTGTTGGTGGATTACTTGCTAAACAGTTTGGAGTAACCAGAGGAGAGTTAAAGAAGCTTGGAGAGACCGGAAAGCTATCGGCCACCGGAGTTCTAAAGGCTTTGTTTAACGGTATGGGGGAAGTTAACGAGCAAGCTAAAACTCTCTCGACAACATTTGGGCAGAGTCTAACTCTGGCAATGAACACTCTTACAGTTAAGTTAGGGGAATTAAATAAGGCTTTTGGCTTGGCTGAAAAGTTCGCTGCTATCGTAGGGACACTTGCAGACAACATTGGGCTACTGACCGCAGCTTTGGGAGGTCTTGCCATTGCCATAGCTGCTCTGAAAATACCCGCCATGGTCGCGGCATTTGCTGGCCCTCAGGCAGCAGCAGTTCTTTTTGCGGCGGCAGTAGTGGCCCTTGCATCCGCTATTTATTACCTGATAGATTCCATGGGTGGACTAAAGGCATTTACAGATCAAACAGTACAGGGCTTTAGAGACTTTGTTTCTTTTGTCGACAGTGGATTTTCCAAGGCAATGACTTTGATGATTAGCCTATTCACCGATTTAAAGACTGGCTCTTATGATCTTGCTACCTCTGCCGCAGTTGCGGGTGGGGCAGTGGTGAAACTAAGAAAAGATCTGTCTAACTCAGACCCTCTATTTTACCTCAGAGAGAATATAGAAAAAACTACCAATTCCGTAGGAGATCTCACCACTATAGCAGACGATGCCGGGGGAGTGTTTAGTCTATTTAAAAGAATGGACCAAGCAACTTCTGATAGAGAGGCCCTCCTTAACGATGCCGAGAAGAAAAGACTTGCTCGGGAGAGGGCTCAAGAAGAAGCAGCCAATCCTTTGCTTAGGCTCAATCGATTATATCTAGCTGGGGCCGTCGATGCTAAAGAATACTATAAGAGTCTTGACGATGCTAAGATCGAAAAGATTGCAATGGGATTTAAGAAGGGCACTAAAGATCTAGCTGCCTTTCAGAATGAGATAAATGAATCTAAACAAGTTGATTTAATCCGTAACTTTAACGATGGGACTCTATCAGTCGATCAATTTAATGAGTCTATGCACAAGCTTGGCATGGAGAAGTTAAATAGAGATCTAGAGACCGGGGCAACTACTTTCCAAAAATATACTAAGTCAGTTATGGATCTCAATGAGGCTTTTCAATTTTCTCCAGTATCCCAAGGACTGCAACGATACGCTGACTCAGTAAAGGATGTTAATGCTCAACTGTCTTCCGTTGTGACTACCACATTTACAAAAATGGAAGATGAAATGCTAGAGTTTCTAAAGACCGGAAAGAGAGACTTTGCTGACTTTGCTCAATCCATTCTTGATGAGCTTTCTAAGATTGCTATTAGGATGTATATCCTTAAGCCACTAGCAGATGCTCTTGGAACCTTTGCTACCCCTGCTGCCGCCACTGCTTCAGTCCCAACAGGTCCCGCAATCGGGGGAGGTACCTATGCAGTGCCTTTTGCCTCAGGCGGCATAGTTAATTCTCCTACTTATTTCGGAAATCAAGGAAAGCTTGGTCTTATGGGTGAGGCAGGACCCGAGGCAATTATTCCCCTCTCAAGAACTTCAGATGGAAGTCTTGGAGTCTCGGGCATTCAAAATCCAGTCAATGTAACTGTCATTAACCAAGCTGGAGTAGATGTTTCAACCTCTGAGTCTAGAGGACCTGGAGGAGAAAGACAGATTGATATCCTTATTGTAGGAAAGATTAAAGAGGCCATTGCTAAAGGATCTTTAGATAAGACCTTCCAATCAACTTACGGACTTTCTAGAAGGGGGACCTAGTGGAAACTTGGCCCACATCCTTACAGCAATACTTAGATGCCTCAAGTTTTTCTATGTCATTTGGGGACACAACTATCAGGTCCCAGAATGATGTTGGCCCGGACAAGATTCGGCGCAGGTCTACAAAGGGAGTGGACAAGATCAGTGGATCTATTAACATATCGTTGAGCCAGTACACTGTCTTGTACCAGTTTTATGATGTTGATACGAATGGCGGCGTAGACTATTTCGTATTCAATCATCCTGTCACCGGGGCCGCAGTAGAGGCACGTTTCTCCGGGCCACCGTCTATTAGAAGCATTGGCGGCGGCAACTTCAATGCGTCGTTTGCACTGGAGCTTAAGCCGTGAATATTCTATCACCTGAGGTACTGGCTCAACTTTTCTCGCAAGAAAGTAATGACCCATTCCTTGCTCTAGTAACTCTGTCTCATCCGTCCTTTACTACGCTTAGGCTAGTAAATAACTCTCAAAATATAGTCTCTAGAGGAAATACATACCTAGCATTCCCTCTTAAGTTTCGACTCCCAGTTGACGATGGGGAGTCAGCCCGAGAAGTCCAGATGGAATTTGACAACGTGGGCCTAGAACTAATTGATGAGATTAGATCCGTCACAACTCCAATCGATGTAAAGATTGAACTTATCTTAGCCTCTCTGCCAAATGCGGTGCAGACTTCTTTGGAGGAATTAAAGATCAGCAATATTTCGTATAATTCAAAAGTAATCACAGCCAAGCTCTACATGGATGGATTTTTAAATGTTGAGATGACAAGTGAGAAGTATAACCCTTCCACATATCCTGGTCTCTTCTAGTGGGCTATGCCTCACTTATAGGAAAACCATATACTGAAAAGAATTGTTGGGACATAGCCAGGGATTTCTACATATTAGAATTTGGATTAGAGCTAAAGCAACACGCTATAGATGACCCTCAAGACAGGGAATTTATCCAAAATTTAATCTATACAAATCAAGGCGAATTTGAAAGGGTAGAGGTGCCCAAGTTTGGGGACCTTGTCCTATTAAAGATTGCAGGGATTGAGTCTCATATTGGCGTCTACGTTGGCTCTGGCAAATTACTCCATACGCTTATTGCTACGGGATGTGTTATTGACCGAACGGATAGATGGGATAAAGTAATTGTCGGGTATTTTAGGCTTAAGGTGGCAGCATGATTAAAGTCCGTTTGTCTAATATGGGTGGAAATCCTACAGAGATAGAAATTGTCTCAGGGGAAACAGTTAAGCAAGCGGCAACTCGGGCGCTTGAGCCACTTAATCTTGATAGAGACATCTCAGAGATATTCCAGATCCTCGTAAATGGAAAGCAGCTTGATCCATTTGTCTGGGATGTCCATGTCATCAATGAACAAGATGAAATGCTCATTGCCCCTAAGCTTGGCAATGCCGAACAAGGTGCCTCGGCCCTTAGGACTTTTCTATTTGTAGCTTTGACAGTAGTCGCCGCTCCGCTAATTGCAGGACTTGGGGGAGGCGCCGTGGCCACTGCCCTGCTTACTGCCGGGGCATCGGTAGCAATAGGTGTATTAGTTAACTCTCTAATCCCAGTACCAGTGCCAGCGACAGATGCAATCGACAGCACTAAATCAGATCTATCCTCCTCTCAAATGTTTTCCGGTCAATCTAATCAAGCTAGGAAATTATCGACTGTACCTAAAGTATATGGGACGCATCGGATGTTTCCCAATGTCGCAGCTAATCCATATATAGAACTTGTTGCCGACTCCTCGACTGAGGCCGGAGTGGTTCAATACCTCTACGCAATCTATGACTTCGGCTTTGGCCCAAGTGTGGTCTCTAATCTAAAAATTGGTGACACGCCTATTGAGAAATTCACCGATGTAACTATGAGGTATGTTGATTTTAATCGCCCTCTAGTTGATGGGGGGGATTGGGACAAGCCTCTAAATAATTCTTTAGCTCTATATAAAGGGGACTATTATCCGGAGTCTGTGACTGTAGCACTTAATGCCAATAAAGATGATTCTGGTCCCGTGGCGGGATATCAAGTTATTAGAAACAGTGCCGACAATCTCGAGGGAGATAAGCAAGAGATAACTCTAAACTTCATCTGCCCTAACGGACTTTATGGGTATCAATCTAATGGAAGTAGTATCGATCGCTCCATATTGTTAGAAATATACTTTAAAAAAGTTGGCGACTCTACAGAGTATTCTTTTTCTGACTATGGAGCGGTCGAGTCTTTTGATTTCGTAGGTGGGGATGTTGACTATAGCAATAAAGATCACTCCTTCTTAGCTTTCAACGAAACAAATTATGATGTCATAGCCACCACTCAGACTCTCGCATGGAATAACGTGTTTATTCGCTCAACTACGACAGTTTCTTATCAATACAAAGAGTTCGGATGGGCCAAGGGCAGAACTTCAATTGTCCTAGATGGAACTTCGACCGACAACACTCGAGCAATAATCGTAGGGGATCACTTATTCCTTGGATCTGAAAGACTTGGAAAAGTTTCATCCATAGCTTTTCATAGTTATGTGGGGGACAGGACTTTTATCTCTTTTACTTTAGATGAGCCACTGGCTAAGGCCTATGGCTTCGGGGTTCAAAGGGTTACTAAGACAGTCCCTAGAAACACACTTACTCCATCCTATGTCTATGCCAATCCAGATCTAAGCTCTAGACGGGTCTCTGCTAGAAGGCCTAATTACACTAGATGTAAGATTACTTCTAACAGTAGCTCTACAATTTATGCCATGGCCAAGTTTGTACCTAAGCAGACTGGCCAATTTGAGGTTAGAGTTACAAGAATTGATTCCTTTTCTCCTTCGGAAGTAGGGATATTTAATGATGACTTAACCGTTTCAACTATAGCAACTAGGTTTGATCGGTCTCCCATTGTAACTACAAAGAGACACACCTTCTTAGAGATTAAGATTAAAGCGACAGATCAGCTTAATGGGACTATTCAGACTCTTTCTGGAGAGGTGACTTCGGTATTAGATACTTGGAATGGGTCGGCTTGGGTTAAGGCTCCTACTTCAAATCCTGCCTGGGTGTTTTGTGACCTTCTAACTTCTGAAGTGAATAAAAAGGCAATTGATAAAGATAGGTTAGATCTTACTTCTATTGTCGAATGGTCCGAATACTGTGATGCGGTGCCAGACAACCATGTATCGGCTCCCCCCTTCGTAAATAAGAGATTTAGTTCTAACTTCATCCTGGACTATGGTCCAACTCTGGCCACAGTAATTAACCAAGTCACCTCTGCATCTAGTGCATCACTAAATATGGTGGGGGGTAAGTATGGTGTTCTACTAGATATAGATAGAACCGTCCCGGTACAGATATTTACCCCAAGGAATTCATCCAACTTCCAAGCTTCTCGTAATTATACAACTCCTCCCCATGGCCTAAAGATTAAGTATGTGGACCCGGCATCTGACTGGCAGGTTGTGGAAAAATCAGTTTACGCAGATGGCTATAATTCAACTACTGCCACTGAGATGGAAGAGATCCAATCATTCGCCTGTACTAATCCAGAGCAAGCTTGGCGCTATGGCAGATACCTCTTAGCCGTGGCCTCTCTAAGACAAGAGACAATTACTATCGACGTAGACTTTGAGCATTTGGTTTGCACCCGAGGAGATTATGTCCAAATCACTCAGGATGTAATGAAAGCTGGGGGATATCCTGCCAGAGTTAAATCAGTCGTAGGTAGCACAATTACAATCGACGATGGCATTGAGACCGGGGCTTTTTCATATGCCTATGTCTTTAGAGCTATCGCGGGGACAATTTATCAGAATTCCATTACTTCAATTGTAGACTCTGACACTTTTGTCTTTGCTGGGGCTACTATGCCAGCCGTAGGAGACCTAGTTGTCATAGGAGTGGCGAGTCAGGTTGTCTTTGATTGCTTTGTTAAATCTATCTCTCCTGGGGATGACCTCACAGCCACTTTAACTTTAGTCGAAAGAGCCTCAGGCATATTTTTAGCGGAGTCCGGGGCTCCAATTTCTGACTACGACCCACAACTTTCTATCGTTGCTAATACGGAATACCTCCCTCCTTCTGAGGTTGAGGCCTTAGCAATCCTAGAAAATACCTATGAGATAATTGGTCGGGCCTATCAATACTACATTTTAGTTGATTGGGATGTCCCCTCAGGAGCAGCCTTTGAAAACTTCGAGGTCTTTGTTAACTCTGGCCAAGGATATTCTCTCTACGGGGTTACGACTGAGTCCCAGCTTAAGATAATTGTCTCTAGGGATAGATTGGGAGTTGCCCACACTATTAAAGTCCTAGCAGTATCGGCCACTGGCAAGAAGTTAGAGCTTGGGACTGTAGGCTCTGTCACGGCAACTCCTCTGCCTAAGACAACTCCCCCTTCAGATATTGCCTCATTTAACATAGATATAACGGGAGAAACTCTCCAATTCCTCTGGGAATTAATCCCAGATCTAGATTGTGAAGAGTATCTTATCAGATACTCTCCCAATATAGCAGCTAATTGGGAGGCATCAATCCCCCTCCTTAGAGCAAGCTCAAATCAGACTTTGGCAGCAACTCAAGCTAGGACTGGGGTATATTTCATCAAGGCCGTGGACTTTAACGGGAATCAATCCAATGCCGCAGTGTCGGCTAGGACAACAATCCCTAATCTCTTTGGCCTAAATGTCGTGGATGTGATTTCAGACTTTCCAAGCTTACCTGGGGACTTTGACCGAGTAGAAAAGAACGGAGACACTTTAATCCTATCTAAGCAGGTTGTAGGTGGGGTGGAGTCTACTGAATACTACTCTGAGGGCTATTATTACTACTCCACGCTTTTAAATCTAGGAGATATATATACTGTCAGGCTCCAATCCTCAATCGAGGCCGAGGGCTTTACCCTATCAGATTTAATGTCAAACTGGACAAGCCTTGCAGACCTGGCGCTTATGTCTAACTCAAGCTTTTCAGAGTGGGATGTTGAGACTCAGTATAGGACAACGGACATCCTCAATACCATAGACACTTGGGACCCAATGTCAGATGTCACGCAGATGAGTTCTGGCGATGCAGACAATTGGTCTCCATGGCGCAAGTTTACTATCTCGGACGCTACGGGAAAGTTCATGCAATTTAGATTGAAACTTATCAGCAATAAAACTAGCGTATCTCCTAGGGTATTTATCGGGGAGATCAATGCAGATATGCCAGACAGAGTTGAGTCCTTTAACAACATAGTAGCTACTGCCATTGGCGGGGCCACTGTTACTTACTCTCCAGGATTTTATGGACCTGGGACAAGCCCAAATGTCCAAGTCAGCATTTCAAATGCGGGTCCTGGAGATTATTGGGACTTTGATTATAAAACTTTGGATGGGGCTCTAATTAGATTTTACGATAAGGACAATGTTGCAGTGACTAGAAATTTTGACTTGGCTGCCAAAGGCTACGGTCGAAAGTACACTAGCATTTTATAGGGGGATTCATGCAGGGTATATGGGGTACAATAATTCCGTCATCGACTAGTGGAAACCAATTGGCCACTCTACTTAATGACATGAAACTAGCCACTGTGTCGGGATTTTCTGGCACTGCTAGACCGACAAACTTAGAGGCCGGGGGATACTGGATCGATGTCACTAATGCCGGAAGTCCTAACTACTATTGGGAATATAAAGTATGGACTGGGACAGTTGATATCCCGGTATTTAGATTAAATCTTCAGTCAGGTCTTGCTTCAATTGGCAATACTGACAACTTATTTCAGATCAGCCGATTGACTGAGGATGCAGTTGCTCCAATATTAAATTTCCTTAAAGAGCGTACGGCCAATAATGGGCAGACTTTAAATGGTGACTCTCTCGGAGAGATCCATATCACTGCCGCAGCAAGTGATAACTCAAACCCTATTGTCGCTAAGATGAAATTTATCTCTTTAGATGATGCTACCTCTTCAGCCAGTGGAGCTTACTGGTCCTTAGAAGTAACTCCCGATGGCACTAACGCTTTAGCAGAAGTCCTGCGAGTAATCGATGGAAAGCTTGGAGTTGGCACAACTGCTCCAGCTAATACAATCCACGCTAATGGAAGTGGTATAAGGTCTGAATCAATTGCCGATAGCACAACTGGCGGGGCATTTATCTCTCGTAAGAAAAGAGTAACTGGCTCAGGACAAGTATTAAGTGGGGATAGTGTTGGTGAGTGGTCAATGAACTCTACCGATGAAGCTGGGGCAGAGATAGCTTCGGTTGCGGCAGTTGAGGCCTACGCTTTAGAAAATCACTCAACTACTGCCGAGGGCACAGGAGTCAGAATAAAAGTAACTGGCACTGGAGAGACATCTAAAACTACTGCCGTGGACATTAAGAAGTCTGGAGCTACCTTTTCAGTCCCCGTCGTCGCTACAGATGTCACAACTACAAACTTATATGCCACTAATTACTATACTGGAAATGTCCAACAAATTGTAGACCCTCAGATTGAACTAAATCAGGGAGGGAATGAAGCTACTGCCCAAGCTGCCAAGGCCGGAATTAAAGTTACTATGTCAGATGCCACAGCTTTTGTAATGGGGTTTGATAATACTAAAGCCTCAGAAGTAGTGGCCGGAAGATCTGGAGCCGAGAAAGAGTTAATTAACGTAGACTCTTCTCAGACTTTATCGAATAAGAAATTTACTACCCTGGCATTAGACAGCCAAGATATTGCAACTGCGACAGATATCACTACTATGTCCACATCAAAGGCCATTGTTAGGTTTACGGGCTCGACAGTATCTAATCTGCATGGACTAGATGCCACAGGGACCAATAATTCTAAAGCTATACTTCTCCATAATGACTCTTCTGCCAATGTCACTTTGGTTCATAATAGTGCTACTGAAACTACTGCAACTAACCGACTGTCTTTGCCAGGGTCAGCCTCTATAGTATTAGCAGCCGGAGATTCAATTGAACTCTTCTATGAAGTAAACATAGCAAGATGGAAACAAAAATCGGGTAGTGGGACTGGATCTGGGGGATCAAGCGGTATTAACTATGTACTAAATCCAGATGGAGAGATCGATACTACTGGCTGGGCTGCTTATGCAGACAGTGGAGCAAGTCCTACTGATGGCAGTGGCGGCTCACCTAATGTTACTATTACTAGATCAACTTCCTCACCTTTAAGAAAAACTGCATCTTTTGTTCTTACTAAAGACTCAGTAGACAGACAAGGCCAAGGAATAAGTTACGACTTCACTATAGATGCCGCCGATCAAGCCAAGGTCTTACAGGGGTCTTTTGATTATGCTTTGGGTGGGACTTACGCTGACGACGATTTGGCAATATGGATTTATGATGTAACGAATGCCGCTTTAATTCAGCCAGCTCCATACCTAATAAAAAATCACTCAATGCCGAGTGAGAGAATGTTTTTTGAATTTCAAACTGCATCTAACTCTGTGGCGTACAGGTTAATCATTCACTGCAAGAGCACAAGTGCTTCGGCATATACGATGAAATTCGATAATGTAGTTGTTGGACCTCAAGCTAAACTTTATGGCAGTCCCGTTTTAGACGCCACTAATTACACTCCAATCTTTGAAGGACTTGGAACGGTAACAGGGACTACGGCAAGTTGGAAAAAAGTTGGAGACTTCATTGAAGTTATGTTTAGAGCGGTATCAGGGACAAACACGGCGGCACTCGTAACCATTTCGCTCCCTTCATGGTATAGTGTTGATACATCTAAAATCGGAAGTGCTGTTTCTGTGGGCGACTTTTCTACCACCGCTACTCCATATAGTGGGACGCTTATTTTTGGAACGTCAACTCCAACAAAAGTTTACATCGTTGCTAACAATGCAAGCTCAGTAGCAGGTTCTTCTGGCACAACATGGGCAAATGGTACTACTTTTGGCGGCTCGTTTAAAGTCCCCATTCTCGGTTGGTCCTCATCGACAATTATGAGTAGCGATGCTAACACGCAGGTTGTGGCGTCTAGATCCACACGCAATGGTACAAGTCTTACAGGGGTTAATACTAACGCATCTTTTATGAAAATTCCATTCACCACAGCGGCTTTCGATAAGGGTGGGATTTTTAGCTCTGCTAATTCAAGATTTGAGATCAAATCTCCAGGGGTATACGTAGCAAATGCTAAAATTTGGATAAGTGGAACTAACTCTCTAAATTCTGGCTACTTTATCTCAATATTTAAAAATGGATCTGAGTATTCCCGTGGGACCTACTTACTAAATCCCACTGTGGGGAATCAGCTCGCATTAGGGGCAGATGCTAGAGTTGAGTGTGTTGCTGGAGACTATCTAGAAGTTTATATGTACGGATACGGCAATAACTCAGCGTCAACTTTGACAGTTGAGGGAGGCACTGGATTAAGCTATTTCGAGGTTTCAAAAATCTCAGGACCGACCCAGATTGCAAGCTCTGAAAATGTAACAGCCATATATTCATCCTCAGCTGGACAATCAATTGCTAATGGGGCCACTCAACTTGTGGATTTTGCAACAAAGGTGCAAGACAGTCATAACTCTGTCACCACTGGGGCAAGTTGGAAATTTACGGCACCCATTTCTGGGCTCTACTTAGTCAATGCAAGAGTTAGGTGGGGAAATAATTTGTCATGGTCTGCTGGACAATATGTGGCATGGCTTGTTTATAAAAATGGATCGTCTCAACAGGTTGTTGGAGAACAGCCAATATACGCAACAGGTATACTATCGTCAGCTGGTCCAATAGCCTTTGGAGAAACTAAAGTTAGGCTATTGGCTGGTGAGTATATTGACCTTAGAGCAGCTCACGGAGAATCGTCAGCAAGGGCTTTGTTAGCATCTGCTGCACATAATTACATAGAGATTAACCGAATAGGAAATTACTAAAATGATTAAAGTTTCAATTACAAAAAATGGAATAGTTACTAATTCAGCTCAATTTGAAACTCAAGAATTAACAGATGCTTGGATCTTAGAGGGAGTTCTAGAAAACTGGTGGGGTCTTCCTCAGAGATGGGAGCGCCTATGGCCCGAGGAAGTTGTGCCAGCCGAGGCCCTTCAAATCCGTTTTTCTGAAGATCTTGGCATTCAATTTACTGAGTATGAGATGCCAGCTCAGTATGAAATTTCTCAAGAGGATATCACAGCCCAAGTCCAAGACGATGCCGACTCTGCAAAGGACGTTTTAGCCGAAGATTATTCTTCATCAATCCTCAATAAACTAAGAAAGATCAATCGAAAGAAGATCCTGGACGGTCTTTGGGATGAGGCTAAAGTTAGATCCCTTAAAGCTAATGCCACTTTAATGACCTTAAAGGACGATATTAGGGACGGATTTTTTGGAATTGCTTTAATTGATCTAAATATTGCCGATGTATCAGACTTTTATTCCACAGAAGAAAAGGCCCTTATTATTTCTTGGATTCAACAAGCTCATACATCCACTACTTAGATTATTTTTCTCCCAATTGATATAGTTTAATAATACAATTTTTCAATGTTGGGGGGTACACGTAAATGGGGGGACTTGAGTTGCAGACTGTAGCGAATATTTGGCCACTAATCCTCTCAATCATATTCCTCATCTCTTGGCTTGTAAGGCTTGAGAGCAGGGTGTCACACTCCCAGGAGCAAATTTTGTCTGGACAATCTGAAATGGATAAACTCAAGATTAAACATGACTCCCTGGATTCTAAGTTCCTAGAGCAGCTTTCAGAGGTTCGGGAATCACTGGCTAGAATTGAAGGAGCATTAGGGGTTAGAGCCAAGGATTTAAAGTAAATAAAGGAGTACCTATGAAAGATTCAAAAGAGTTAGTTATTGGTCTATTAAAGCTATCCATTCTATTGGCTGAGTCCTTTAAGGACGGAGTTCAAGTCCAAGATATCGCCGTAATTGTGGCTAAGATCCAAGCTAACAAGGAATTGTCAGACGCCCTTGTTGCAGCTTACAATGAGATCGACCTAGTAAAAGAAGAGATCAAGGATTTAGATTTAGCAAAATCAGTCGAAATCCTTGGCGCTGCGTTGCCAGAATTACTCTTGCTTATCAAAGCAGTAGCTAAGTAATTTATGGGAAATGCCTGGGCCTTCATCAAAGCTCTGCCTCAAGTTATCTCTCTGCTAAAGTCAATATTTGCCTTTATCGCTTCTCTTAAGGAGGCAAGAGATAAGGCAGCACGTGAGGCCCAGGATAAAATCGATGAAGAAAATCTTAAGAAGTATAAGGAGACGGTAAAAGATGGAAAGACTCAGTCTGAAATTGACTCTGCCACTTCTGATTTTCTTAACGGCAATTAGTAGTGGATGTGATAGAACCCTTCCATCAATGCCCCTCCCACCTAGGGCTCCTAAGTACACACTACAAGTTGAACGAATTGTCTGTAATGAAGATAAATCTCTATGCGAGCCAAAGAGCGTATGCAATGAGTGGCAACTTAATACTAAGGATGAATGGGTTAAAATAGGGGAATTACCTTTAAAGGACTGTGACGGATTTATTGCCGTTTCTCCAGAGACCGAGAAAGCCACTCGAAAATTCCTTAGAGATCTTTATGGTTGGTCTAAGTCTCACTGCTCGGAATAATAGTCTCCTCGACAAAATCAGAAATCCTCTTAGCAGTTCTAGATGAATTATATTTGGCAGTTTTCTTAGCGTGGCAACTAATGCATAGACATTGAAGGTCCTTGTCCGGGTCACAGTATAGTTTATTAATATAATTATCCCAGCTCCCGTCAAAGGGGCCAATTTCAACTTTATGATCTACTTCCATTTCTTGTTCGGACAAAAACCAATTAAGGCAAGTAGAACAAATCCACTGAAACTTATACTTCTTTTTACCGTTCTTAAAATAGGTCCCGTCCCAGACTCGCTTGCGAGCAAGCCGCAAAGCCTCTCTCCTGCCACTCCATGTAATAGTGCCCTTCCTAAGGATATTAATAACATATAGTCTTGTGTCAGAATCCATTGTTTAATTTCCTATACAATCCTAGTTTAACTATATAGATAGAAAATATTGCAAGGAAATAAATCAAGTGACCAAGAAGCCAAGAGAAGTATTTTTAGATTTTGAGTTTAACTGTACGACTCACGAGTATGTTAACCTTGTCTCCTGCGCCACACTTGATGCGGATACCGGAAAAATAAAATCATTCTGGCTACATAATGATACAAAAGATCAAGCCGAATTAAAAAACTACCTAGGTGGCTTTTCACTCTTTACCTGCTACGCCGCAGTTGCAGAGGCCAGGTCATTTATAAGTCTTGGGCTAAATCCCCTAAAGCATAACTGGCTAGACCTCTACATCGAATACCGAATGGTCTCGAATCATAATGATAAGTTGAACTGGGGCAATCAACTTGTGCAAGGCAAGGTTAAGTTTGTTAAAAAGCCAAAACCAAAATGGCAGAGGACAGAGGATGAGAAAAAAGGCGGGTTTAAGCCTACCTTCTCCTTAGCCGAGTGTACATATAAGCTAACTGGGGAGATCCGGGACACCAAAGAAAAGGACGAGATCCGGGATTTAATCATATCAAATCCCAAAGAATTTACCCCAGAGCAGAGGGCAGACATCCTCCGGTATGGTGAAGCAGATGTTATTTTCCTCCCAAGGATTAAAAAGGGCATAAAGGAAGAACTCTTCTCAATACTTCCCCATGACGAGCAAAGAAAATATCCATCCGAGGCAATATATAGAGGAAGGTATGCTGCCCATACGGCAGTTATGGAGTCCCGTGGATATCCAATCGACTTAGAGGCAACTAGGAATTTTTCTAAATCAACTTCAACAATAATTTACGAAGCTCAAATTGATATCAATGGGCAATTCCCAGATATATGGCCCTTTAAGTGGAATAAAAATGACCAAAGATTCAGTCGAGATACAAAGGCATGGATTGCTTGGATTGAAAAGAATCATGATGTCGATAATTGGTTAAAGACAGACTCAGGAGCTTTAAGTATTTCCCTTGAGGCTTTCCTAAAATTCTATAATTTCCAACACGACTACCCTAGAAATAACTTTGGCGCTCAGATTGTTAGATATTTAAAACTCAATCAAGCCCTATACGGATTCATTCCTTCTGCCAATGGAAAGTCTAAATCATTCTTCGACTTTGTTGGGCCAGATGGAAGAGTCAGGCCATACATGGGAATATTTGGATCTCAGTCCTCAAGATCTCAGCCAAGTGCCTCGGGGTTTTTATTCCTCAGGCCAGCTTGGATGAGAGCCCTATGTGTTCCAAGCATTGGGAGAGTATGTGGGGGGATTGATTATGGGTCTGAGGAATATTTAATCTCTGCCTTAGTTTCTAATTGCCCAAATATGGTGAAAGCCTATGCAAGTGGAGATGTTTATCTGCAATTTGCTAAAGACGCTGGAATGGTCCCAAAGACTGCAACTAAAGAGACGCATAAAAAAGAAAGAGATCTATGTAAAGCCACGGTACTGGGGATCTCCTATTTAATGACTAAGGTTGGCCTTGCCGTGGATCTCACGGGCAAGACTGGAGAGATCTGGACAGAGGAGGCAGCTCAAGAATTAATTGATGCTTTCTATGAAGTGAATCCAGAGCTTTCAGACTATCAATCGGAGATAATTGAAACCTATGAAGACCAAGGCTTTTTAAAACTTCCTTGTGGCTGGGCCATGATGGGAGACAATGACAATAAAAGATCAGTGGCTAATGTTGGAACCCAAGGGCTTGGCGCTTCTATTATGAGAAAGGCCGTGGATCTGGCCCAAAGTCGGGGACTAGAGGTAATCTTCACCCTGCACGATGCAATCTACATCGAATTTAACTATGGCGATTGGGAAAAGATGCAAGTCCTAGCCGATTGTATGAAAGAGGCATTTATATTCTATTTCCCAGAGCAGAAAAGGGACGCGTCTCTTATTAAAATGGACCCCTTTATCTGGGGGCCGGGGCTAGAGACAGACAGTGAGATAGTTCTAAAAAGTGGGATGAAGATATATGCATCCGACTTGTATCGAGATGAAAGAGCAATAAATGAATACAACCGATTTTCAAAATACTTTGAAAGTCGAATAGAAGATGACCTTTAAGGAGGACAAAATAATGAGAGAGTATAAAACAACGCAAAGATTGTCTGGGATGAAAAAGACTTTCAAAAAATGGGCTGACTACACTAAGGGCGATGTAGTCGTAGGCAAATATGTAGGAAAGCACGAAGATATTACCTATGGTAAAACTCATCACATTATTGAAGTTGAATACACCAATGTATCTGACAAGAAGTGGGGGAAAGAAATCCTCGGACAAAATCTAGTTCTAAACAGTGCTGGAATGGTCGATGCAGCTTTTGAAAAAATTGAGATTGGCCAATTAGTACAAGTTACCTATGAAGGGACTTCCGTAATTGAAAAAGGCAAATATAAAGGTAAAGACTCTCACTCCATCATTGTTGAATTAGTAGAAGTAGAAGGAGCAATAGTAGAAGAAGAAACAGAAGAAGAGTTATGAAGAACACCATAACGAAAGAGATGTCCTCGGCAGAGTATCATGGTCTTGCTGGGACTTATTCCTCTTCTCAATTAAAAGATCTCTTGGTTGACCCTGAGATCTTTTATAAGAAGTATATTACTAAAGAGATTGTGAGAGAGTCTAACTCAGCTTTTGATATTGGCTCATATTTCCATTGTGCAATCCTAGAGCCTGAGAAACTTGATAATGAGTTCATAATTTATCAAGGGCGCAGGGCTGGGAAAGTATGGGAAGACTTCCAAGCTGCCAATGTCGGCAAAACTATTCTTATCGATTCAGAGGTTGATAAGGCCAAAGTCTTAATTGATTCAGTCCGAAGAAGTCCCGTGGCCATGGGCCGACTCAAGCGAGGTGAGCCTGAGGTCTCCGCCTTCGTAAATATTAGGATTGCCTCTGGATCAGTATTCGACCTAGAGAATAAAAAAGAACTTGGCGAGTATGGCTGGGTCTTACCTACAATGCCATTTCCAAAAAAGGGAATAGATTTGGTAATTAAAGTAAGAGCGGACTTATTGGGCTCTGGCTTTATCCTAGATCTAAAATCTACCTCTGGTAATTGTAAGGATGTCTATTCAGTAAAGGGAAAGGTGTCAGATCTGCAATATGATCTATCGGCATCCCTCTACTTAGATATGTTTAACGCTGCTTATGGCGGTCCTTACTACTCAGAGTTCATTTGGGTTTTTGCCTCTAAGGACATAGGAAACTGTAAGAGCTATGTCGCAAGCGAAAAAATGGTTAGAGTTGGAAGGGCCAAATATAAAAATGCACTACTGGTTTTAGCCCATGGAATACAAACTAACTGGGAGATGGAAGACTCAATAGCAATCCTAGACCCAACAAACTATGACTTAGATTATATAAAAGAAAGAATTGAGGACTTTTTATGAAAATTAATGAAATCAGATACGACAAGACTTTCAACCTTGGAAATTATGAGAATGAAAAGATTGGAGTATCTTGTGCAGTGGCAGAGGAAGAGTCTGCCTATGCCGTACTTGCCGCAATGAAAATATTTGTAGCGACTAGAGGGCTTGAAGTGCCAGAAACTCCTAAAGTAGAAGAGAAACCAAAGATAACTTCCACAACTGAATTAAAGGTATATGTTGAAGAGGCCCCTATAGTGGAAGAACTTAAGCCAAAAAAGGCTAAAGCTAAAGCAACTACTAAGGCTAAAGCTAAAGGGACTCCTTACGATAGAACCAATGAGATCCATAAGAAGTTATTTAGTGAGCTTTTATCTAGAGAATTCCCAACTTGGAAAACTAAGC